TATGTAGTCTGAGATGCGTTAAAGGTAAATGTATAAGGTTGTGCTATCCATAGTTTAGGATAGAAACTGTTAATCGTATCGTTAATAGCCTTCTTAATGTTGTTGCGTGGAAAGGTAGGAGACAAAGTTACTTGTGCATACTGGGCGTGAGGTGCTGCTGTAGTGCCTTGGTATCCACGTCCAAAGCCTGGTATGACGTTAAGAACGTTATTTGATGGTGTGAAACTGTCAATCCACATAAGTTCATCATCAATTTCAATGATGCCTTTGGCAAGGTTACCTCCAGAGCCAACGGTAATTTGGGTGCTAGTGGTAGTTAGACCAGCAGCGTTGGCAACGTAAGTAATACGGTCTTGGCGCAGTGCATAACCTTGTAGGTTAGCCTTTACCTCGTCCACCAGTTCGTTGAGTGTTGGCATTATTTCCTTTCATACCAGCCGTCTCCCCATAGTGTAAGAAGTCGTGCGAAGTATTGTTCATATTGTGGTGCGATAGCATCTAAGGAATACATAGATACTGCTCGCTTGTGTATTGCTACTGGGTCTAAATCTTTAACCCATTCTGTTGCTGCTGCAAACTCCATTGCACTTCTGCAACGGTACCCAGTAACACCATTAGGATTAGTTTCTGTGAAAGCGCCCCAGTCTGTGGTAATTGTTGGAGTGCCACACATCTGCGCTTCAGGAACTATGTTGCCAAAAGGCTCTATGTAAAGTGTTGGGGCAAATAGTGCAATAGCACCGCCCATTAACTTTGCTCGTTCTTCAGGACCTACTGGTCCTACCCATTCGCCATATTCAATCTTAGGATCATTACCAGGACCTGCAAGAATAAGTTTTACACCCATTTCTTTACAGACGTGTTGAACAATAGAAATACCTTTTCTATCTATCATTCGTCCTAGATATAAGTAGTAATCTTCTTTCTTTTCTTGCAGTGGAAACATCTCTGGTTCTATGTACCCTGGAATAACAGCATCATAAAAGTTGCCGTTAACCATTGTAGGATTGCTAAACGCAGCATAGATAGAATGCATCCAAGCGTATGATTCAAAGACTCTGTACTTGGCAAAGGTTCCACCATAGCCAATACCAAACTCAACAGTTATATGATTTGGGAAAGCATCAGCAATAGGCTTATGTGATGCTCCACCGATGACACATATAAAATCTTTTTCTTCTATGCGCTTGCCAAGTTCTTCTATGACATTGCCATTAAAGATCTTCCAGTGAGGCAGTTCATTATTAAACTCTGCCTCGACAAAGTGCTTGTCACCAATTGCTTCTGCTTGTTGCTCCTTAGTGATACAAGTAATTAACTCATCACAAGGCGCTTCATTTTCCTCACCAGCATAGAGATAAACTGTATGCCCAAGGTCTTTCATCATTATACAAAAACGTCGTACCTTTTCAGTAAAGGCACAGATAACATATTCTTTAGTTGTTTGCGTATGAGGCAAACTAATAACGTGGAATCTCATAAGAGAATCTTACATTCCACCTAACATTAAGATATCAGGCAACGCTGTTGCATTGCTGCCAGATGCACCAGTTGGTCCTGTAGCACCAGTAAGACCTGTTGGTCCAGTAGGTCCAGTAGCACCAACTGCACCTGCAGGACCAGTTGCACCTGTAGTACCAGTGGCTCCAGCGGGACCAGTAGCCCCAGCAGGGCCAGTAGCACCTGTTACACCAGTAGGACCAGTAGCGCCAGTTGTTCCTGTAGGTCCTGTTGCACCAGCAGGACCTGTGGCTCCTGTTGGTCCAATTAGATTAACTCCAGCAGGCCATACGCCTGCCGCTTTTGGTCCAAAAATTTTATTAGATACGGTGTTGATATAGAAGTCACCGTTGACTCCCTCAGTGGTTGGATCTACTGTCCCGTTAAGAACACTATAACCCTGCGCTCCTGTGGCTCCAGTGGCCCCTACAGGCCCTGTGGCCCCCGTTGGGCCTGTCGCTCCCGCAGGTCCTGACGGACCCGTTGCTCCTGTTGTTCCAGTTGCTCCAGTTGGTCCCGTAGGTCCAGTATTTCCCGTTGCTCCTGTAACACCCGTAGGTCCTGTTGCACCTGTAACTCCCGTTGGGCCCGTTGCGCCTGTAGGCCCTGTGGATCCCGTAGTTCCAGTAGGACCAGTGGCACCCGTCGGGCCAGTCGGTCCAGTATTACCTGTCGCACCTGTTGCTCCTGTCGTACCTGTCGCACCTGTTGCGCCAGTAGGTCCCGTCGGACCTGTAGCACCGACAGAGCCGACAGGCCCCGTTGGACCTGTTGGTCCTGTTGCGCCTACGCCACCCTGTGGACCTTGATCCTGGGAAAATTCTACCGCTACTTGCGGCGTAATGTTTTCAATAACAATTATTGTGGTCATTGTGTCACTGCTCCTGTCACAATAAACTTGCCTTCAAGGTATCGAGTAACTGTTGCACCAGATGTAAGCACTAGGTCATATGAGTAACGACCTGCTGCAATTGCACCAGTAATGGTTGCACTCAAAGTAACTGCTACTTGCCCAGTCAGGGCAGTAAAGACCATAGCGCCATTGGCAGTAGATGCCACTACAGTTGTAGTAGATGCACCAACAAATGGGCGTACTGTCATAGTTCCTGTGTAACCAGTTAGATTCAAAGGAGTCTCATTGTTGAGAATTTGAAACTGAAAATTAAATGTTGTTGCTTGGTCACAAACCAGATTATATTTAGCACTCACGTTGAGATTGCCCTAAGAGCCTGTGCTGCAGGTAATTGAGCAGTACTAGCGAGAGCATTACATACGCCAGCAAGATCAAGGCGATTGTTGCTAGTCGTGCCTTGAATCGCATTAAGAACCCCCACTGTGTCTGTTAAGTTTGTTGTTACTGAACGTGCTACTGCCCATTGACGGGCAGCGAGTGCTCGCCCAACCATCGCCCCTGGTGCTCGATAGGTGCCACCATTAGCCAAACGGTTAAGTTCATCTAATAAAGTTGTTCCTGATACTCCTAGTGCCACCTATATCTCCTTACTTCTTCTTGGTTCTCTTGACTGCAGCGTTATCTACTAGATTGGGGTATGGTCGCCCTGCTGCTTTGGCTCTTGCCTTTGCTTGTTTCTTTTGCTCTGGCGTTAATGCTTTTGATGTTTTATTAGGATTTGGTTTATCCCAGAATGCTGTCTTCTTTTTCATTTACAACTACAATCCCAAGCACGAAGTGACTTGTTGATTCTTGAGTTCGGATCTTTAGCAGTTTTACTAGAAGTGTTCTTTGCTTTCATCCCACACATACGACCACAGAAAGACTTACGTCGTCCTGCGGCTTTAGGAGATTTAGCAGCCTCAGCCTTTTTAACTGGAGGCTTTAGGTTCATACCCGCAGCCTTGGCAGAGGCACGACCTTTTGCATTCAGGCCACCTTTTGGGTTCTTACCTTCTGCTCTCTGCCACGCTGGAGTCTTTGCCATTTACTTCTTCTTGCCCATCTTCTTGTTAGACATCTTTGCTTGAGATAGCGCAATAGCAATTGCTTGCTTCTTGCCCTTAACGATTGGACCTTTACTAGATCCTGAGTTCAAAGTCCCAGCCTTAAACTCTTTCATTACCTTAGCGACTTTAGCCTTTTGTGCTGCCTTCTTCATTTAGCACTTACACGCTTTCTTTGACTTACCGCACTTCTTGCACATACCTGCCATTGGCTTCTTTTTCATTTTGTTACCTTTCCCATTGCTCCAGTTTGTAGTGATTCATAAGTTGTGTACTTTGTATTGCTTGCATACTGCTTATCTGCTGGTGCATAGGCAGGGATGTTTTCATCCTGCTCCATAGCCATTGATTCATTTTGACTCATTATTACTCCTTGAATGTCATTGTAATTCCATCGAAAGCCTTACCAGCCTCATTGGAAAGTTTAACTGCTGCATCTATGTCTTTGCTCTTTGTTGAACGTGGCTCTATACCTTGTCGCGTTGCATCGTAATAGGACTGTAACTCCCTATCGTGTTGCTTAGCAGTAGGTAATTCTCTGTGATTAGCAGCACCTACACTCAACTCTAGTTCTCCTACTTTGCAACCAAAGCAACCTTCTACATACTCAAGGTGCGTTGTGCGTCTATGTAAACTCATACTGGAGTAACCCAATCGCCGTATCCTGCATCAATAAGAACCTGTGCCTGGTAGTCACTAATAGTATATTCGTGACCACCAAGGAAATAGTAACTTGCTGCTGCTAGATCGTCTTGACTTGGAGTCAAAGTAATAGTTACTTGAGTTCCATTAACAATCAATGTTTGACCACGTGCCACATCAGTAAGGCTAATTGGAATAGGCCCATCAATGGTTCCACCATTAAAGCGGCGACCAGCAAGGCGTGAGTATGGAGTGAACTCACTACCACCTGCGCCCCAGGTTTGCCACTGGTACGGAGTCATCAATGTATATGCCATATCCAACCTTTCATAAGTGACAGAGGGAGAGTTTCCCCTCCCCCTGCCGTTGCACTAGCGGAATTATCCGTTTGTTGCGGCTGACTCAATGCGATAGAGCGCTGCTTCACGGAGGCGTGCAAAGCCACCGAAGTAGTACCAACCGATTGTGCGGAAGCGACGTAGCGCGTCAATCTCTGGACCGATAACGGTTGAGATATCTGCGGCTTGTGCTTCAGCCAATGCTTCACGACCTGCGACGATTGCGCGGTAGTTGTTGGTGAATGTAACAGTACCTGTGTCTGCTGCTGAAGTAACGTTAGTTGCTGTCAGAGCATAGGTAAATGTTGTTGTTGTAGGTACAGATGCAATTGTAAATGTACCGTTAAGTGTTGTTGCAGTTACGGCAGCAACTGTCACAACTTGGCCTACGCCAAGACCGTGAGCAACTGCTGTAGTAATTGTTGCAACGTTTGATGTTAGCGCAACGTTAGTGATAGTTGTGCTTGTTGCGATACCTGTAGCCAACTTTAGACCATTAAGAACACGTGGTGTCTCAACGATGAAAGCGCCTTCGATAACTCCTACTGCACCAGCAACGAACGGTGTACGTTCTACGTACTTTGTTAGTTCCTGGAATCCACCTGTACCAGTTTCAGCACGA